CCAGAAGTTAATTCTACTGTTGCAGGTCAATTAACTACCGCAGGTTCTTAGGTTGTTTTGGTTTTGTATATAGATGCCCTCGTCTTTAATTAGGCGGGGGTTTTTTATTTTGCAAACAATCGTGATAGTTTATATTTATAGTTGTGATAAGATTAACTAAGGGGCAAACCCAAAATATAATACTTACCTTGACTGAAAAGCAGCTTTTAACAAGTCCTAACTATCTATTTGTTTTCGAGAATAGAAGCACAAACACGGACATCAAATTTGTTAAGCTAAACAATACCGACATAAGTGCTTACAAGGAAAGGTACAACGAGTTTAGCATTGTAGTTAATAGCTACTTTAATACCTCTTTAAACGGGCAATACACTTACTCGGTTTACGAACAAGCAAGTCCTTCAAATACAAACCCTACGGGCTTAAACCTGCTTGAAACAGGCATTATGGAACTCGAGGGTACAACTATATCATTCACAGAATACGAAACAACAAGCACATTCACAATTAGACAATAATGGAAATACAAGTATTGACATTTGCGGAAGCAAAGCAACCGGAATATAAAGAGAAAAAAGGCGAAGGGTATATGCAATATGGTCAAAACAATGACTATCCGCAGTACCTATTAGACCTATTTAACAAATCTGCAAAGCATAATGCTATTGTAAGAAACAAAGTAAACTACATTGTAGGGAACGGATGGGCAGGAGAAGATGCTATTGTTAAAAAGGTTAATAGAGAAGAGAGCCTAAATGACTTAACTAAAAAGGTTGCTTTAGATTTAGAACTATTTGGTGGTGCTTATATCCAAGTTATTTGGAGTGTAATGGGCGGTCAAGTTGCTGAGTTATGGCATTGTGATTATACAAAGATTAGAACCAACAAAGACAATACTCAGTTTTGGTATAAAGAAGATTGGAAGGCTACACGCAACCAAGAAAAAGCTGAGATTTACAATGCGTTTAACCCTGCTAACCCACAAGGTGTGCAGATACTTTATGTAAAGGAGTATCGCCCAGGAATGAACGTTTATAGCCTTCCTGGTTATTTTGGTGCGCTTAACTATATCGAAAGTGATGTCGAAGTTAGTAAGCACGTTTTGGGTAATGCTCAAACAGGGTTTTCTGCAAGTAAACTTATTACTTTACCAAACGGAGAGCCAAGCCCTGACGAGAAAAGAGCGGTTAGCAGACAGTTCGACAATATGTATACGGGTGCAGACGGCAAGAAGTATTTACTTGCTTTTGTAAACGATGCAACTCGTAAGCCTATTGTTGATGACTTAGGCGCAAGTGATTTAACCAAAGAGGACTTCAGCCGTGTAGACGAGTTAATACAAACTAACATATTTAGCGGACATCAAATTACAAGTCCTGACTTATTCGGTATTGCCGTTCCTGGTCAGTTAGGCAACCGCCAACAGATGCGTGATAGCTACGAAATATTTAACAATACTTATGTACGCTATAAGCAGATGCAACTTGAGGGAGTGTTTAATATGCTTGGTCAATATGCAGGTTTAACAGTTGAATTAAAGATTATTCCTACCGACCCTATTGGAATTGAGTTTAGTGAGAATGTTCTTATTCAAAATATGAGTAAGGATGAGATTAGAGAAATGTTAAACTTACCGCCATTAGAAGTTGATGCAAGTAACGAAGCACAAAGAGTTACAGATGGTATCGCTGCATTAAGTCCATTGGTTGCTAACAAGGTGTTAGAGTCAATGACTAAGAATGAAATTAGAGCCTTAGTGGCATTAAAGCCTACAATCGATGGCGATGTTATTTCTTCTACTATTACAACAGAAGAACCAATGTCAGCTGAGACAAGCGTAAACGAACACATAAAAGGTCTTAAGGGTAGAGAGTGGCAGAATATGCAACGCATCATTAGAGATTTTAACAAGGGTAAAATAACAAGGGAACAAGCAAGTTCTATGTTAAAGGGTGGATATGCTTTAACAGATGAAGAGGTTGCTACTTGGTTAGGTGCAGAAGATTTAGAATTTAGTGAAGCCGACTTTCAGGTTTTCTTTGAGTTCGGAGAAGATAGAAGTGCTTACGAAGTATTTAAAAGCAAAGCAAGATTTAACGATGATGCGGACTTTGAAATGTTTGCCGATGTATCGCAGTTACAATCTAATATTTTAGATTTAATTGTTAAAGACAAGCGTATTACTCCAGAAGTAATTGCTGACACTTTAAAAGAAGATGTTGGTGCGGTTAAACGTGTTATTGATTTATTGATTGAGAAGGGGTTTATTAAGACAAGCGAAGTTAAGCAAGGCAAGGGCATTGATAGCAATATTATTATCGAAAGACAACTTACTGCTCCTATTGGACAGATTGTTGAAGCTATAAAGCCACAAACTACGCAAATTTTAATTCGTTATTCTTACGAGTGGAAACAAGGTTTTAACGATGGCGATTTAGATACAAGCAGACCTTTTTGCAAATACTTAGTAACCGCTAATAAGTTTTATAGCCGTAGCGAAATAGAAATGATGAGTGCAAGGCTTGGCTATTCTGTATGGGATAGACGAGGCGGTTGGTATACTAAGCCAGGAACAAACACACATTCTCCAAGTTGCAGGCACGAGTGGAAGTCAAACATAGTTAAAAGAAAATAAGAAATGAGTTTAAACACATTATTCATAAGCGTACAGAATATTAAAGACAGGTCTGGCTTACACGCTAACGTAGACGAGAAACTTGTATTGCCTGAGATTAAGACCGCACAAGATATGTATATCTTACCTGCGCTCGGTAGTGCTTTATACAATCGACTACAAGCAGGTATTACGGCAAACAATTTAAACGCTAACGAGATTATCTTATTAGACCAATACATAGCAGATACTTTAGTACATTATGTACTTAGTGAGTTGCCAATGGGTTTGTCTTATCAGTTCTACAACAAAGGCTTGTTAAGAAAGAGTGGCGAGAATACCGAGAACCCTTCTATGCAGGATATGATTGACGTGGCGAATAGATATAAGGCTCGTGCGGAGTTCTACAAGCAAAGAATGATTAAATACCTAAAAGAATATTCTACCCTTTATCCTGAGTACCTAAACCCTGGAAGTGGCATTGATGCGATACACCCTGAGAACGATGCTTATACAACGAGCATTTGGTTAGGCGATTTTGATTGCTGCGCAGGTAAAAGCTTCGAGGAACTTTATCAAGGGAATAGAGGTTGTAGCGATTGTTAAATATGAGCAAAGTAACAACAATAAAAAACCAAAATAAGCTTCGTGTTTATTTAGAAAAAATTAAGAATGAGCCTGACGTTAAACCAAATAGTCAAACAAATAACAACACTCGGAAACGACCACGAACAAATTAACTTTGTTTACTTCGGCGATGTGTGGGAACGTTTAAGCAATGGCGAGGTTACTTACCCTGCTATGTTCTACACTTTAACGGGTGCGACTATAAACGCTAAAAATATTACCTATAATTTTAGCCTTTATTTTATGGACAGAATGTTAATGGAAGAGACAAACGAAACGGAAGTACTAAGCGATATGACTTTAGTAGGTCAAGACATAGTGGCTCAGTTACGTTACCCTAAAGCAATTTGGGATATTGGCGACACCGCTCCTTTGACATACTTTACCGAAAGCGACCCCGACTATCTTGCAGGAGTTAAGATAGATATTACAATGGAATTACCTTACTTAAACGATAGATGCCAAGTGCCTTCTATTTATACATACTAAAATGATAGGAAAAAAGATTAACCAATTAGCTACCGAGTTAGCACCAGTTAGCACCGATTTAACTATTATAGGCGACCCGACAACAGGAGTAAGTAAGAAGATTACACTTGCTCAATTAGGTGCGATATTTAGTGGTGCGGTTGCATTTTATACTAACCTTGCAGGGTTTCCTGCAACTGGAAGTTTAGATATTATATATTGTGCTAAAGACACGCAGAAACTTTATTTATGGAGTGGCAGTGCTTATGTAGAAGTATTCCCTTCACAAGCTTTATTAGATACTTATCAATTAAGAAGTGAGAAGGGCAACGCTAATGGTTATGCTTCTTTGGATAGTTTAGGTAAAGTTCCTATCAGTCAGTTGCCGAGTTCTTTAATGGAATACAAGGGTATGTGGAACGCAGCGACTAACACGCCTACACTTGCGAACGGAACGGGCGACACGGGAGATGTTTATATTTGTAACGTAGCAGGAACAGTAAACTTTGGAGCTGGTCCGATTACTTTTGCGGTGGGAGATTATGTTATTTATAGCGGTACTATTTGGCAGCGTTCAAGCGGTGCGGTGGGTACAGTTACAAGCGTAGCTGCAACTATTACAGGGGATAGCCTTACAATTAGCGGTTCTCCTGTAACTACATCGGGAACTTTAGCTTTTGCTTTTAACGGAACAACGGCTCAGTATATTCGTGGTAATGGTACACTTGCTACCTTCCCTTCTTTAACGGGATATGTTCCGTACACGGGTGCAACTACTAACTTAGACTTAGGAACGCATACTTTACTTGCTAAAAATTTAGTAATTAATCATTCAAGCGGTAGCGGAGTTGCTGCATCAATTACTAAGGGCGGTAGCGGAGAGGCTTTAACTGTTGTTAAGAGTTCAGGAAGTGGCAACGCTGCATCTATTACGGGTGGTGTTACTTTACTTGATGAATTGCATTTGAATACTGATTTAGCCGATGCCTATATTGCAAGTGCTACTAATTGGAACGCTGCTTACAACGATAAAATAAATAGTGCTGCGGTAACGGGTACAACAACAAAGACCTTAACACTTACACAACAAGACGGGGGAACAATAACGGCTTCTTGGACTGACATTAACACCGATGCGGTTACTTCTGTTTTCGGTAGAACGGGAGCAGTTGTGGCAGCAAGTGGCGATTACAATACAAGTCAAGTTACTGAAAACACAAACCTTTATTTTACGAATGCTCGTGCTATTGCAAGTACCTTAACTGGTTACACAAGCGGAGCAGGAACGATAACTTCAAGCGATAGTATTTTAAGTGCGATACAAAAGTTAAACGGAAATATCGGTGCTTTAACTACGGGTGTATCAAGTGTAAACGGATTAACAGGTGCGGTTACTTTAACAACAAGTAACATCGCAGAAGGTACTAATCTTTACTACACCGAGGCAAGAGTAAACGCTAACACAAACGTAGCAGCGAATACGGCAGCAAGACATAACGCAGTTACAATAGGAACGGCTAATGGGCTTAGCTTATCTACTCAGGTATTAAGTTTAGCTTTAGCATCGGGTTCTACAACGGGTGCGCTTTCAAGCACAGATTGGACTACGTTTAACAACAAGCAAAACGCTTTAACCAATCCAGTAACGGGAACAGGTACTACTAACTACCTACCTAAGTTTACAGGTGCAAGTACAATAGGGAATAGTACTTTACAAGAAGTATCAGGCAATTTAGGATTAGGAGTTACACCGAGTGCTGATA